TTTTTTTAACTACACCATCAGATACTCTTAAGATTTCAACAAAATCTTTATCATCAGTATCAGTTAATCTTTTTTTGGATAATTTTGTAGAAATTTTTAATCTATCTGCACCTGGAGCAGCATAGTTTGAGAATCCTCTGGCATTATCATATAAAGAATTATCTGCTTGTGCATCAATAATTGATTCTGAAATTGACAGACCAACTCTATATGAAGGTGTATTAGAATATTGGTCTAGAATTATAGTATCTTCGGCAACATTTACAAAATGCCCTCTAATGTAGTAAACACCATCAGAAATAGAAACGGCAGATGCAGTGAATGTTGCTTCCGAATTAATTAATGTTGCAAAAGTATCACCAGAAGATATTGTAGTATTACCATATGTTACACTATCCAAGGTAACAAGGGTTTCCGCATCTGTAAATTGTGAAACGTTAAATGCAGAATCTGATGTAATATATTTTACATATAATGTGTAATCATCAGTTATAGATTCAGTATTTTTTACAACATTTTGAACAACTCCTGTAATTTGAGAAGTTTGTCCTTTAATTCTCTTACCAATTAACTGCTCAAGATATAGACCAACACTTAAACCAACGTGTGTTGGGTTAATTTTTACAGCATAATATGACGAGTTATATGATATATTTCCTGGAATTACAATAGATCCATCTTTAAAGATGTGATTACCAAATGATTTAATTTGGTTTTGTAATATTGACTGTAAAACACTCAGTTCTCTGGATTGAACTGGAAATCCTGGTTTGAAAAGAACCCTATAGTAATTACTATTGGAATCAAAGTCATCATAATATGGGGAAACATTTAAGTTTGTTTTTTGTGACATTTTAGAATTCCAGTACTATTTTAATATCTTCTTTTTGTCGTGGGTTTCTTGAGACACGAGGTCTATTATCAAGGTAGATAATATCCCCTGATCCTTTATTTATCTCAGGAAGAGCAACCCCATTTGTAAATTGAGTTGCTAAATTTACGTTTTTAGTTGAAGTAACTGCTGTTGTAATTCCAGTGAAATCTTGATCGATTGTTCCACTAAAACTATTTGTTGAGGTTACTGTTCCACCATCTTTTGAAAAAACAACTTTTTTTGCCTCAGATAAAACACTCTTAGAATCTTTTTGATCATATGAACCAGCATTAAAATACAAACTTCTATCTTGGAAGTATTTTAAAACTTGAGTTTCTGTATCATAAGAAGCAAGATATCCAGTTGCAGTTCCAACTCCACTTACTGTTTGGAAAATTTTATTTCCAGGATTTGCGTCTTCTGCATTTGAAACTGAGGATAGTTTAAATCCACCAAGATTGGAAAACTGACTTTCTTTGAATACAGAAGATGCTGTTCCAACTCTACTTGGATTTTTTGTGATTCCGATTTGTGCAAATCTTGTATCTAATGGGAAGTCTCTAGTAGATGCATCAAAACGAGCATAGACTAAAACACGATCAGTTCCCAATTCTTCATATACATTATATCCATGCCCTCTAGATGGGGGGATAATTGGAATTAGGTGTGCAAAACCAGTAGCACCTGAGTTGATAGTAGATAAATCAACTCTTCCATACGTATATCCATTTCCACCCGCAGAAACAGTTGCTGAAGTAATTTTACCACCAACTACATTCACAACTGCCTTTCCACCTACACCATCACCTAAAATATCCAATTCAGCGTCTGTAGTATTATAACCAGATCCCTGTTTTTCTACGTAGATTTTTTTAATTTGATTTTCATTAATTGAAGAATCACCATTATCTCTAACAGAGACAATTTGCTGCTCTGTTGTTGTTTCCCAATCATTAGGAATTGGAATATATTCAATAGAGTCAAATTTTATAATATCACTAGGAGCAACTGTAAATAAGTATTTCCAAACATATCCATCTCCACTCTCACCTGCTCGTGATGGTTCCAAATCAACAAACGTTGGTTCATCTTGGGAGAAGTTTCCTGTTGGATTTACTTCTGAAGATCCATTATCTATACAAACATATACTCTAAAATCATTATTAATTACATAGTAATTTGCATCATATAATCTAGAAGAGTTTGTTTGTGGTGAGGGATTATCTAATCCATAGTCATGTCTATACATCTCATAGACTGTTCCCTGCTTCCAGTTAATTCTCCTTACAAGTCTTCTAATATCATTTTTGGTAATTCTCTTACCAAAAATCATAGTATCTTTGACATGACTTAGGTAGTTTTTATTATCTATTGGTGAGGGAGTATTAGTATCCCATGTAGTAGATCTCCCAAATCCAACATTTGCGGAGGGATTCACAAGACTCAAAAAAACGTAATAAGAATTATTGGGATCACTAACAGAATCCACAAAATTCTCAGCGTTTAAAAGTCTAAATTGATCTGTAACAATCGCAGCCATATCGCTAGCTTTTTTCTATATTTATAAATGATTAACCAAGATCTTTTCTTAGAGATCCATTATCTCTAAGTCCAAAGTCTCTTCTTTGGATTGTTGGATATGTTGTTAGACCAGAATTTACGGTAAATCCAGAAACTCCGATACCAATAGCAGATGATCCTCTCGCAAATCCAGATAATCTACCCCAAGAGAATGATCCACAATATGGACCAGTAGTAGTTCCAATGCTAATGTGATTGGTGGTTGAAAGAATATTTGCTGTTACAATTCCAGTAAGATTTTGTCTGGTAAATGCGTGAACATAGTATATATTATCAGCAAATGTTGTTCCAATACCAACAACAGCATTATCACCATCATCAATAGATGTAACTCCTGCGCCAACAGTTGTATTTGAAACCATAATTGGATAACCAACTTCCAAAGAATCAATGACTGATGTAGAATCAAATTCTAAGTCAAATCTAATTGCTAGTGGATTGCCACCAGTTCCAACACTCGTTGTAATACCCGTAATAATGCCACTATAACCAGAAACAAACTCAATACCAGTAATCAGTTCATCTTGAACAACAGGTAGTGCTGTAAGCAAATCTGGAGATGCTGTAGATGTATATCCAGAACCAGGGTTAGTTATTGAAATGGAACTAATAGTTCCTCCAACAGAAACTGTTGTAGATGCAGTAGCACGAACTTGGTCTTGATACAAACCAAAATCAAATGTTCTTACAAGTGTTCTGGTATTTGCAGGAGATTTATTGAGTTCAATAAAATCTGTGCCAACTCCAATTACTGTAAATGACTTATCTAAAATTTCCAGCGCCCCATCAAATGCCCTATTTAAAGAATGTCCAACTCTAATTGATGCTGGATCAATTCCAGTTATGACTGTGGATCCAATACCAACTGTTCCAACTTTATCTTTAATTTCTGCTTTAAAGATATCAGTTCCAATACCACCAATTGGTGTTGCAACAACAATGGTAACATTTGATCCAGAATCGTATCCACTACCACCATCAATAATATCAATAGATGAAATTGTTCCTGCAGCAGATACAACAGCAGTTAAAGCACACGCAACAGGTTCTGGATCACCAGATACTAGCAATCCAGAAACTTGGTTGATAGTTATTGCAGATTCATTTTCTTCATAATTAAATAATTGTGCAGAATCAACAAAAATTTGAGTATCTGTTGAAGTGAAATCTTTAATTACTTTAGCAGTTGGAAAAACCATACCCTCTAAAGAATCTCTAGATTTTGGTCGTTCATTATCACCAACTAATAGATCTCTTTTTTGTTTATTCCACTCAATTGGTTTGTAATTAGTTTCATCAATACCATCACCAAGATAAATTCCAGTTTCAATAGTATCTGCAGATATAATTGAAGATACAATTCTTGAATCTTGTGAAATTGTATTGACACTTAATGAATCATTCTTTAATACTCTAATTTCATCGCCAGGTTTAATTGATTCATCAACATCAACTTCAACACTATCAATATTTCTAGTTCCTCTATAGAAGAACACGTCAACTTTATCTTCTCTCTTAGGTGGTTCGAGGAATGAGAATGTTGTTCCTCCTTCAAATACATATGATTTACCTGGTTCTTGCATAACACCATTAACATAAATCAATAAAATCGAATCAAAATCAATGAGAGAAGATGTTACATCAGAATTATTTTTTTC